TTGGCAACTTTTTGTCCATCAAGGGTGACAATTATCCCGTAATCAAAGTTCATCTGCAGAAATTGATGGGCAAGAAATTTAACGAAGACATGATTTTGATTAACAATTATAAAGTGTTTTCCGTTCCCGAGAAAGAAGAAGTGGACGGTCGCAGATACATGATGCAAAAATTTTTTGTGGCCGAAAACGTCAACAACGCGACGAACGCGAGCAGCGACAAATGCATCGAACCGACCACGCTGTCTCCGATGAGCGATGAAATGTTTGACGCTCTGTTTAAGATTGAACGTGGAAAGAAGTTCGGTCAAGACATCACTTTTGTGGTGGGTTCGATTATCAAGGGTGTGGAGGAGGCGAAACGCGACAGTGAAATAACAACTTTTAATTGTAGCAACGTTTTGGTTGACAACGTGTATACCATGAATATTGTTCCTGAAATGTTTATTTTTTTTGAATAAATGAATTAAATCGATTTTATGTTTTAATGATCCTGTACATATATAAAGGTTACAGATACCCTCTGTGGTTGACCAAGAGTCTGTTTAGGTTTGTGGCCGGCGATAAGATTGCCAATGCCGTCGATTGGCACAGAAGCAGTAGAAATAAATTGTTTATTAAAAAATATTGTAGCAAGGTTAGGAAGGTGATATTTTTCTATCCGGACGGTGAGCCGTTTCAGTTGGTGGAAGAGGGTGCGTTTCCGCAGTCCGATAGTGAAGATTCTATGCACATTTTTAATTTATGATCAAAGCTCTGATTGGCTCCGCAACTCATTAGTATGTCGAGACAGTTGTAGTAATTTTGGCAATTCGTGGGATCGGGATAAGGACAGTCGACGCGTTTGGGGTGTACAATTTTTTTATTCACGTAGATAAAACTGACGATTAAGAATAAAATGATTAGATAATGAATCATGATATACAATCGCTACAAAAGACGGGCTTACAGTACGGACACGGATAGTTGTGTCTCGGCCCGCAATTGCTACACTCTTCAAAATCCTGTCCGCAGTACCAGCAAGACATGTCAAAAAGGAGAACTACGAGCGAGAAACAGGAGGAGACGATCAAGATGATGAGGGGGAGCGATGTTGCTTATAAATTTTCAATGCGTCCCGACGAAGAGTACGATTATGTGTTTCAGATTAAAATTAATAAAATTAATTTATGGAAAATTGATATTGGGCTAGTTATGACCACCGATATGAATGCTGATAAAGTGTCTGTATTTAAAAATTATTATAACGAATTTATGGAATTGGCGTTGCAATCGCCCAACAACGGTGTTTCCAATGTTAGCGTGTACGTCAAAAAGTGTATTGTGTAATAATAAAATAGCACACTATGTTTAAAATTCGAAAATGTTGTTTTTATTTTATCTATTTACAATTGTCAACGCTCATTACCTTCAGAGTGAAAACGATTTATTTTTTTGTGTTCACAAAAACGCCAACGTTCCGGGTCTGTCGCGCGCCAATGACGAGTCGTGCACGCCCAACGTTTTTAGCATACACTATAGCCACAACGGTCTAGTCATAAATTATAAGGATAGCAACGCATGTAAATACATGTGTTTAAATAGGTGCGGCTTTCTATATTACAGTGTCAAATTTTACAAACAAGACTGCGTGTTCACCACGAGTCATTTTCGAGGCATCGACACTCTGTCGGTCAAAAGAAATAATTATTCAGATTTCGTAGCCACCAACAACTATGAATTTATACCGATGAGCTTGAGCGCGGCGTCTAGATTGGAGAGAATGAAAAGCTTAATTTCCATAAAATTTATCAACAGCACCAAAAACGAGCACCACAAATGCGAATTGGGCAACGTCGATACGAACGATGTGAGCGTTACGTGCACGAATTACAGGTTCAATAGATCGGAGATACGCTACGATACGCACGTGGGCTACACGTTTAATCTGTGGGATAAATTTTTATCTTTAATCGGCTGGTACGTTATCGATGTGCCCGACGATAAAACCAAATTAAAGTATTACGAATACAAGAGAGGCGCAGTGTAAATCATGAAGTATAACAGAGAGCAATTGTTCAGGCTGTGGAACAGCGTCCCGTATAGGGAATTTCGTCACTGGGCGTTCGTCAAGGACAACGGAACGTGGCTACATAGCGACAGCAAGTACTCGACCAAGCAAACATTCGCGACGTTTGAAGAATTTTACAATTTTGTGTGCGGCTTGCAGGCCAAGGACATTCATGTGAAGCAGACTATAATGGGCGGTCGCGAATGGATAATAGACGTGGATCACAGCGACACCGAGTCGGAGATTATCGAACTCAAGAACGTGATTGCGCATTGCTTTTTTAAAAATTTTTTCGGAAACTCTTGTACTAAAATAATGTTTTCCGGCAACAGAGGGTTGCACGTGTGGTTAAACTCTGACGATTTCGACATGGACACTTCTGCAAAAAAAAGGCTGTACTATTTGAAATGCGTGTTTCAAAAATTACCGAAACGACTGAATTACAATCTGCTAAGAGACAAATCTATTGGTAAACATTTTTTCAATGTATTTGAAAATGAATACGTCAAACGTCAGATTGCCAAATTGTATCCGAATATCAAAATGAGTAACAAGGACGCGCTGTTAAAAGAATTTTTTCCCAACGTGGACGCGCAAGTGTTTGGTTCCAAAAAACAAATCAGAGCTCCGTACAGTTACAACTCTAAAGGCGATAAATACAGCACGGACCACATCATACCTTACGATGAACTACCTCACTTCCGTGATGGAGTATTTCAGCAGCAACCGAAGAATTGAGGACATCTTAATTGATTTGACATACAAAGTTGACGATCTGCAGAAAAGCATAGAGGGGCTGTCTTACGGGGAACCGCTAATCAGTCCTCGGTCATCTAATCATTCCGACGGATCCAACCTCGGGGTGTTTGTCAAACAGAGAATAAACAATAATACGCAGCTGCAGTACGTCACCGGGAACACGGCTGCGTACAACACTCGCAAACAAATGTATGAAGAAATCAATATGGATAAGATTTACGACGACAAGGATTCCGAACCCAATTTGAAAAAATTAAAAATTAACGAACAATTGATTAGAAACGGTTGCGAATTGTGCACCATTAGCGATAATAGCCTAATTGTAAATTGTGATTGTGATAAAGTAGTCAGAATTATTGGTGAGGTATTAAAGGAATGAAAAATTTATCTTTGTTTAAATTAAATCCGTCACCACCTCGGGTTCCGGTTTGAGTTCGTTTATGATTTCAGTTTTAAATATTCTAAGTAGCGCATTCATATCACTCAAAAGATTAGATTGATCATCCTTCTGAGTAAGGGTGTGCTTGATGTCGTGCAAATTATTCTTGATCTCCTCTAGAGCGTCGTTGTCATCCTTTTGGTCGCCCACCATCAGGTCGCGCACGAGCTGGCGTAAATTTTTATAACTCTGGGAATCCGACTCTGACACGCTGGCCAAATATTTACAAATAACTATGGCGTGCACGTAATTTTTACCGTTATTTTGAATTTTGTACGAAGTAGGGGTGGCGTTCCACAGTTGAGAGACGTTCAGTCTAGTGTAGGGTGATAACATTTGACACACCACCGAAACCTCGGCGTAACCGTTGACCATACCCTCATCGTTGGTTACTATAAACACTTCGATAGGTTCTGAATTGTACTCAAACGACATTTCTCTTATTAAAAAATTTATTTATTGAGATTCGTTCCAACGGAGTATAATTACAAAGAAATCGTCTAAATTCATAGTTTTTTGCTTCACTTGTTCGACAAAATTAAAAAACTTATCATAATTGCTGTACTTGTAGGTAGGTAGCTGCCTGTTCTCCATGTACGTGACATACTTTTTTAGACTCATTATTTCCAGACGGCGCATCAGCTCCTTGCTGCGGTGTTTCTGTCTGCACATGTCCACCTCGTAGCTGTTTTCCAATTTACATTTGAGTTTAATGTCGTAACTGTTGGGTCTCTTGCTGAGACTGTTGAGGGTGCCGTTCAGAAAAGCGACGTACACGGTGTACCGAAAAATTTTGCAGTCATCTTGCCACTCCAGGAAAAAAGGTTCTTTGTAAATAGCGATTTTGTCAAAAATGAGACCCGTTTCCTCTATAAACTCTCTGACGGCCGTCTCGTAGTCGGTCTCGCCGACGTCCTGCCTGCCGCGGGGGATGCTCAATTTTTCCACAAAGGGGATGTGCTTGTTGTATTTTAAATTTTGATTCACATGTTCGCTGTACGATTTGCTCGCCTGCAGAATAACTGCGTGATTGTCGTCGGTTAGTAACAACAGTCCAGAGTGTCGTCCCTTACGAACCATTGTCGTACCTTATACAATATCTACCAGTCGGGACGCGCAGTGAGTGCCAGTGGTGATTCGCTTTCCTTTGATAAAATCTATTTTGAGCTCAAACTCATTGTTTAACGTCTTACTGAATGACGCTGCCCGTTTGAGGGCGTTACATCTGCGCGAATTCAGCTCCAGAGGGTGCATGAGCTGACTCTTTTCTAGCGTAAACGAGTTCAGATAACCTCCGTTGAGGTACTCCAGCACTACTATAGTGTACAGCAAATAAAGGGTTTCGTAGTCGCCTATGGAAAATACGAATTTGTTTTTCAGGCAATAATAGTAAAATTTTAGGGAATTGTATATATAAAATATTTTATGGGTGTGTATGTAATTTTCATTATCAGTCACTAATAACACATTAATATATTTGGCCTTTATATACTGTTGCAACTGATTAAGCACAGGTAAACTAGATTTTTCACAAGATAACAATACTACGTTATCTATGTTGGCGTTTCTTATTGTTACGTAATTATTTTTCAAAAATACAACTAATTCTTCCAGGTTATTACGGTCAAGTTCTAGCATGACGTATATTTTTTGAAATTTGTAGCGTTTGGTTACGTCAGCAACGTTTTTTATAGAACTGATCATTTTCTCAAACGATTGATCCTCCCAACCGCGGCCGGCCCTATTGCCATCATCGCTCAATTGATGTTTAAAGTCCAGGCCGCTCTGTATCAAATTTGTAGTCATACGGATGCTCAACTGCTGACCGTAAGTGTAATTGTCCTCGTACGATCTCTCCCACAATATGTTTTCCAGAAACACCAGCAATTTACTGTAGTCTTTTAAATTGAGCAATTTACGCAACCTAATTCTATCCCCTTTGAACCATCTATCCTTCAAAACGAGCGCAATCAGACTCTTATCCTGGTCGCTGTGAACGCCCTCGAGCCGAGCATATTTCGCGTACATCACCAGGTCGTTCGGAGTGCATTCTTGATCGATATCGAAACGTATATAAGTATTTTTGAACTGAACGAAACCCTCGCTGACGACGAGCTTGAAATCAATTTCGATGTAATCCTCGCCGCTAGTCCTGCACCACAACGTGTATCTGGACACATAACTGGACAAGTATTTTACGCACTGCGGAAACGGTTGCGATGTTATAGATAATATATTACAAAAAGCCATGTGCGTCGTCGAAAGCAATCCGACGTTTAATAATTTTAAAAACAAACACAATTATACATAAGAAGATTTACAAATGTCCTCGATTAAAGATTTATACAACGAGATTATCAAAACTCAGCAAGACATAGCGGTGACTTATCAGAGAGTGGCAGCAGTAGAAAATGAAATTAAGAAAAAATTACAAGAGCACGCCAATTCAAACACGGTAGATTACAAACTGGACTCTGTGCTGACCCAATTGGGAGCGACGGTGCCATTGCTATCAAAAATTGTAGATTCTCTAAAACCCAAATTAGATGTACCCAAAGTCGATGTACCCAAAGTTGATGACGTACCCAAAGTTGATGACGTACCCAAAATTGATGTACCCAATGTAGATGACGTACCCAAAATCGATGTAGATGACACCAACGTAACTGACGAAACGTCAAATTTAAATGAAGTTGTAGTGGAATCGCCTAAAAATCATGTAGAAACCTAACATCAGTTTAGATATAAATGTAAACAATAAAATTTATGTTTATTTTTTTTACATACAAAATTTATAATATTTTTAAAATTAGAGAACTAAAAAATCGTTAAATCGACCCTTCTCAAAAACTTTTTGACCATATCCCAAAATGTTTATTTATTTTTACGAATTAGGTTTATTGTTTTTTTAAAACTACAGAACTGAAAAATCGTTAAATCGACCCCTCTCAAAAACTTTTTGACCAAATCCCAGAATGTTTATTTATTTTTACGAATAAGGTTTATCGTTTCTCTAAAACTACAGAACT